GATGGCAATGCTTGCAACGTTATGCCTACAAAGTTGATCCTGATACAGGAGCTTTTAGTAAAGAGCCTGAGCATGATACACCATGGAGTCATGGGGCAGATGGAATGCAAACGCTGGCTTTAAGTCTCAAGAGTGAGCAAGATAGCAAAAAGCCTAAGCCTAGTAATGTGAAAGACTTTAATCAGCCTAGGGCGAATGGCTGGATGGGGGTTATGTGATTTCGATGGCAACTCGCAAGGTGACTTGCAAACCTTCCTGTTGGTTTAAAAGGGGAGTAACGTACCCTGTTGCCATCATTTTATTTAAAATTAGGTTTATTTAACATGTCATACGAAGATACTCCCGATGCATGGCTAAACGAAGACGATAGAATCGTCAAAGAGGCTAAACGCCGCTTTAAAGCTTGCGTTGATTGGGAGAGCACTGCGCGAATTAACTTTGAATATGATTATAAGTTTGCTAATGGTGATAGTCTCAATATGTATCAATGGGATAATTGGGTTGTAGGTGATCGCGTACAAAATCAACGCCCATGCCTAACCATTAATAAGACTATGCAACACTGCTTGCAGATTATTAATGATGGCAAGCAGAATAAACCTGGAGTTAATATTCGTCCTGTTGGTGATACAGCATCATTCGAAGCAGCTCAGATTTTTGAGGAACTTGTTCGTCATATTGAATACATTTCAAATGCTGAAACGATTTATGATAGCGCTTCTGAATTTCAAGTTTTAGGCGGTATTGGCTATTGGCGCTTGGTCACTGAGCATGCTGTGAATGATCCTAAAAACGGAGATATGTTCGAACAAGAAATCTATATTCGCAGAATTAAAGACCCTCGCTCAGTTTATCTTGATCCTGACATTAATGAGATTGATGGTTCTGATGCCAGATTTGGTTTTATCTTTGTTGATAAACCGACTGATCTTTATGACGCCGAATATCCTAATTTTAAAGATATTGGTGGCAGTGCAATTTTTAATACAACTGCTGATAGTTGGTTTACTAAAAATCATGTAAGAGTTTGCGAATATTTCAGGAGAGTTGATAAACCAGATGATTTTATCTGGTTTAAAATGCCTGAAAGCGGCGAGGAAGTTCAAGGATTTAAAAGCAAGCTTCCAAAAGAAGCTGTTGCTATGTTTAAAGATATTAAAAAGCGTGAAGGTAATCTTCCAATTCAAGAACGATCTTATAAAGAACGTTCTGTTATTCGTGGCGATATTGAATGGTATAAGATTGCCGGCAATACAATCATTGAGCGTAATGCGTGGGCAGGCTCATATATTCCGATTATTCGTATTATCGGACGTGAAACGGTTATTGATGGAAAGCTAGATAGGGCTGGTCATGTTAGACCATTACTAGACCCCCAGCGCATATACAATATCAACTCATCCAGCAATGTAGAGTACGGAGCATTACAGGCTAAATCACCTATCACAGCCCCTAGTGCGGCAGTTGAAGGATATGAAGAATATTACAAAACCGCCAATACTGTAAATCATTCTTACATTCCATACAATAACTATGATGAAGACGGTAATAAATTAGATCGCCCTGAGCGTATGGCTCCCCCTCAGCCATCGCCAGCTTATGTTGAGCAAATGAAAATTGCTCAAAATGAAATGATGATGGTGTCTGGTCAGTATCAGGCTCAGATGGGTGAAAACGAAAACGCTAAATCTGGTGTTGCTATTAATCAACGCCAACGCCAAGGCGATCGCGCAACATTCCATTTTGTTGACGGTCAAATGATTGGTATTCGAAATACTGGTAGGCAGTTATTAGATTTAATTCCTAAAATTTATGATACTAAGCGAGTCATGCGAATTGAAGCTAAAGACGGTACAATTATTAATTTAACAATTGACCCTGATGCGCAACAAGCCTTGCAGAAGAATATGCCTGATCCGAATGTGCAAGCGCATGACCAAGTAGTAGAAGCAATTTTTAATCCAAGTGTGGGCAGATATACCGTTATTTCGGATAGTGGTCCTAGCTTTGCAACACGTCGTCAGGAAGCATTTAATGCATTAACTCAAATCGCAGCGAATAATAAAGAGTTTATGAATATCGCTGGTGATATTCTTTGGAAGGTAGCGGACTTCCCTGAGGCGCAAGTATTGGCGCAACGTTGGCGTAAAATTATTCCGCCAAATATTAGTGGTGATGCTCCTAACCCACAGATGACAGAAGCTATGAACCAAGCGGCTCAAAAGATTGAGCAGCAATTAGCATTGATCACGCAACAGCAAAAGCAATTGGATGATAAGGATCGTGAGCTGACGATTAAAGAACGCGAAGTTGCGTTGAAAGAAAATGTTGCTGGTAATGAGAGCGTTATTAAACAGGTTCAAGAAATTAGGGCTGATTTTGATGCGATCAGTAAACGGATTACAGCTTTGGGGAATGCTGGGCCTGCGATTTCTCTGGAGGCCATCACTCCGCTCATCCAACAGGTGATTGCTGAGGCCCTAAAGAACGGTGGAGAGCTAATTAATATTCCTGGTCCTCATGAGGGCGGTACGACGCTAGCCTCCCTGGAGCCGCCCAAGACCAATGGAGAGGGCAATGCCTAGTCTGCCTGTGGCTGGAATGCTAGACAGTAACCAATTACCTGTAGCGCAACCCGCTATGCCCACACAACAGCCCGTGACAAATAGCGCTTCACCGTCTATGCTAGAACACATGATTAATAGACTAAGCGGCACAGGTGGCGAGGATCGCTATCAGCTTTGGCCTGAGAAAGTTGTAAGGGATGCTTTGAGCGCTGCTCATGACGCTTATAACAGCAAGGAGCCGTTAACCAGTCAGGATTTAATTAAACCTGCGATGGATATGAGCGCTTTAGCCGGTACTGGTGGATTGGCTGGGGCTGATGCTACTCTTGGAAGTGCTCCATTTCTTAGACCAGCATTGAAATACGAAGGAAAAATTTATAAAGCTCCGATGGGAGGTCAACACTTGGATGCTATTCCTGCTGATGTTTATCCGAAATTTCAGCAAATGGCGATGAATGGTGAAGATATAAATCACTTTAATTTTGGTTTTATGAACCATAAGGGGCAATTTCTTGATAGAGAAAAGGCATTGGATTATGCGATTAAAGAAGGATTGCTTGATCCACATTCGGCGCAGTATGGTGCATTAACATCAACTATGGAAACGCAATAATGCCATTAAAACGTGGAACATCAGATAAGACTCGTAGCCAAAATATAGCTAAAGAAGTTAATGCTGGAAAGCCACTAAAGCAAGCCGTAGCGATCGGCTATTCGCAGCAACGTGAAGCTGAGAAAAAGAAGCGTAAGAAGAAATCGAAATAGGAATATAAAATAATGCAACACGATCAGCATGTTTGGTATTATCGTCGCCATATAATGCTACATAATATGAATTTTCAATATTATATGGGAAGAATGCTTCGAACGGTTAATGTGATTGGAAATTGAAAATGAAATCAAATTTGCCCACACTATTAGGTCAGCAAGATTTTATGTCTAGCAATTGGGATATAGTGAAGTCTGCTAGATTAGAGCCATTAACTAATGAACAGATTGAATATAATAAAAGATATTCATCTATCTCAATGAGAAAGATTACTGAATATTGTCCTAAGCAAGACTATATAAATTATGATGATGTTTTTAAATTAGCTAATGCTAAAATAGACCAAATTTTGCGTGTCAGACTTCCTGGTGATTTTAAATTCACAGATAGAATTAAGCTATGAATCTTACCAAAAACCTAATCACCCCCCAATCGCTTTTAATAGAGAAGACTGCGCTTGAATTGGCCGCTGTATTTTATGAGGCTGGTCGTTCAAGCGGGCTTACTTCTAAACATAAAGACGCTCGCGCATTCGCTAAAGCTAATGTGGAGAAATTTATCCCAAAAGCGGTTGAACTTTTAATGGATATTTTAGCTAAAGATAGTACACCACAAGATCAGCGCGATTTAATTTATGAAGCTTTCCTTGAGCGTACTAACGATAAAGAACTTTCAAATATCGGTATTCCAGTTTTTAAAAATGATATTCCTTATTTGCCTGATAATAAACCAGCTATTTACGATAAGCGAACAATTGATGATATGACAACTGCAACTAATTTGTTTGAAGGTAGGAAAACTAATTCATGAGCAAACCTATTTTATGTGTTGATTTTGACGGTGTTATCCATAGTTATACTAGCAAATGGACTGATGCCGAAACTATTTCTGACGCTCCTGTTCCAGGTGCTTTAAAATGGTTATGGAAAGCCACTGAATGGTTTAATGTTGTTATTTATTCTAGTCGGTCTAAATCAGCAAGCGGAAGAGAAGCTATGCTGAGATGGATGATTAATAATTCCATTGTTGAATTTGGTGATGACCATCCAATGTCTGCATTTAATTTTGAAATATACCCATTAGATTTTGTAAGTGAAAAACCAGCAGCCTTTCTTACAATTGATGACAGAGCTATTTGTTTTGAAGGTGATTGGAACGATTTAGAGCCTGCCGATATGTTGAATTTTAAACCTTGGAATAAGAGAGGTTAGTTAAAATGGCTAAAGGTCTCAAAAAGCTTCCTGTGGCTGGTACTTCAAACGCAGCTAATGGTATCGAGGTTTCAACCAAACGAAGTCCTGACGATGAGGCTCGCGAGAGACGATATCGGGCTGAGGATGCACTACGGGACCTGGAGAGGGCAGAAGCGCATAAAAAAGATAGAAATTTAATGCGCGATGTGAAATCGATGGCTAAAGAGAAAATGGCTGCTATGAAAAAGGTGCAGAGTTGTTAGCCAATCTAGCCTTCTCAATTCTAATCCTAACCTTTACATCTTTAGTTTGCTATGCCTACAGTGGACGACTCAGCATCTTGAGTCCGAAAGTGCTCCCGGTATTCTTGATTGGGCTTGTTGCAGCAATGGGAGTTTGGTTCATATGATAGGCGCGATGTCAATATCCCATTGGTTAATTGTGATTATGGTCGTCGTTCTTTTGTTTGGCGGTAAAAATAAAATAAGCGCTTTAATGCAAGACTTCGGTAAAGGAATTAAAGAATTTAAAAATGGAGTAAAGGAAATAGACAATGGTTGAATTAACCAGACGATTTTTTCTTGGCGGAACTATTGCGCTAATTGCTGCGCAGACGTTTAAACCATCGATTTCCCAAGGCTCTAATCTTCCTAAGATTTGGGCTGATGGTGTTCATAATGACAGCGCAGGGCTCAGCGCATTATTTACTAATCAACCTGTAATCTTTAATAAAGATCAGATTGGTGTTGATAGTCATGGCGGTGCCACCATTCTTGACAAATATACAATATTTAAAATAGACAACACTGTTGATGTTTCTAGAGTAGGAAATCTTAAAGTTGATGGCAAATTTTACATTAATGCTAAAGATTTAAGTGAATTTGATCCTTTATTTTCTTATGAATACAATTCGTTTGATCCAAGTAATATTAATTTTAGCTTAGATATGAAAGAACTTCGTAGAGTTCCTTTATTTAAAATTACTGATGACGAAGGTAAAGCTTTAGACCCTGGTAACTTTAAAGGAAAGTTTATACCTCCAATAGACGGAGGTACTTATTAATGAAGTGTGGGAAAACAGAAGTTTCTGACATGACGGATTGGAATTTGCTCCATTCGCTCAAGTCTATGAAAGAAGCTGAAGCTAATCGAGTATTAACGTCTCAACATCCTAAGTTTAATACTGATCGAACTATTAATAATAAAACGGTTAAGAAGCAAGAATTTCCATCAATCAATCCAAATTTTATTGAATTGAAAAATGCGATCATAGAAGAGATTAATAAACGTAAACTAATCACATATTAAAGTCAAGGTAAATCACAAATGTTAATTAAAAATTCAATTCTTAGATATCTTCATTCAGCCGCTACATTTGATGCTGAAAGTGATAGGCGTGCTGCTGTTGAAGCGCAACGTGCTGCAATTGCTGGCAATGTAACGAATGCTAATATTGAAGTTGATCCTAATGCTAATCCTGATCCGGCGAGTCCTGAAGTAGACCCTACTGACCCTGAGCCTGATCCGGCCGAAGTTGATCCTGATGCCGATCTTGAACCTGCTCCAGTAGACGAAACTGCTGAAGAAAAAGCAGCTCGTGTAACCCAAGAAAAAGAAGATCGCAAACAAGCTCGTATTGAAAAGCGTATTGGAAAGCTTGTTGCGGCTAATGAGCTAACTAAGAAAGAAAATGAAGATTTACGCAAACAACTTGATGCTAAGAAGGTTGAAGGTTTAACCGAAGAAGAAGTTAATGCACGAGCTAAAAAGCTTGCGGAAGATATGGTACGCGAGCGAGAAACTGCTAATACACAAAAGCAGTTTGAAAAGGATTGCGATAAGTTAGCCGATGAAGCACTTAAGATTGATCCTAAATTTAATAATAAAGTGCAAGAGATGGCTGCTGAAGTTGCACCAATTCCGATGAATATGATTGGTATCTTAGCCGATCTTGATAATGAAAATGGTGGAGCGGTTTTAAATTATTTGGCTGATAATGTTGATGAATATGATGATATTCATATGCTCAGTGAAGGTCGCATGACGGCAAAGCTAATTCGTATTTCTGATAAGCTTAAAGCTGCGGCTGAAAAGGCTGCGGCCGAAGCTAAGGAAAAAGCTAAAAAGAAAAAGTCAGATGCTCCTAATCCTATTGTTCCAGTGAATGAAGGTCGAGATACTCGGACTGCGAATGCGTTGCCTAATAATCCGACTAAGAATATGGAAGAGTATGTTAGGATTAGGAATGAACAAGATGCTGCTAAGAGGAAGACTCGCGGTTTTTGATGTCGATTGATCCTGTCATCTATACAATAATTAATATTATTAATGATAAGCAATATGTAGGGCAAGCAGCTAGAAAACACCATAGATGGAAAAATCACAAAATAGCATTAAGAACAAATGCCCACAATAATAAACATTTACAGTCATCATATAATAAATATGGAAAAGATGCTTTCATATTTGTAGTATTGGAAAATTTGTTTGATTGCTCTAATCTAGATGAACGCGAACAATATTGGATAGACACCTTAAAGCCTGAATATAATAAAGCTCCTGTTGTAGGAAGTTGTTTAGGAGTTAAACATTCTGATGAAACGAAAGCACGTTGGTCTGAGCAGCGCAAAGGACAAAAACGTACTGGCGAAGCTTTAATTAATATTCAAAATGGTCTAAAGAATAGAGGCCCTGTTTCTGATGAAACTAGAGCTAAAATGTCTAAATCTAATAAAACGAAACATTCTGACGAGCATAAGAAAAAACTTTTAGAAGATATGAAAGGAAATCAACGTGCTGCTGGAATGGTTCATTCTAAAGAAAGAATTGCAACCAGAGTAGCTAAAATAAAAGGTCAGAAGCGAAGTCCTGAGCAATTGGCTAGAATGTCAGCGGCTCATCGCGCAAAACCTCTTTCTCTTGCGGCTAGAAATCGTCGTAAGAGGCGCTTGACAGAATTAAATAAATCAGATTGAGTGTGGGCAAATCAGCGTCTTGGTTCGCTTTATAAACCTTGTTTTTTATACAGCCTCTTCGTCGGCTTCTAATAGACCTTGATTAGCTTGTTTTAGCGGTACTCAAGCAACCGCACTTTCACAAAACATTTTAATCATTGCGCATTAAGTTTGCGCTAGAAAAGGTTTATTTTAATGGCTGGCAATGTTTTCCTGACTGTGGACCAAATTACAGCGGAAGCGGTGCGTTTATTCAAGAATAGTAACCTATTCGTTATGAATATGGATACTCAATACGATGGCCAGTTTGCCGTCGATGGTGCTAAGATTGGCGATACGCTTCGTATTCGTCTGCCTTCGGACTTTATTGTCACTGATGGCCCTGCGATGCAGTTGCAGGACAACGTTCAACAGTTTACTACACTGACTGTTTCTAGTCAGAAAAATGTAGCAACCCCCTATACCTCTGCTGAACGCACCATGAGCATTGATAATTATAGTGAGCTTACCATGGCTCCTATCATTAATGCGCTTGCTGGTAAAGTTGCATTAGATATTATGCAGGGTTCGGAAGGTGGTGTTTGTAACTTCGTTAGCAACACTGATGGCACAGGGGCAATTAGTTCTCCGACTTCTGATCAGTTCTTGCAGGCTAATGCTATCCTTGATGATAACTCTGCGGATAATATGGATCGTCGTATCGTCAATGATCCGACTACTGACGCACGTACTACTACTGCGCTTCAGGGCTTGCTTAATCCTACCCCGGAAATCTCTGCTCAATTCCGTTCCGGTATGATGAAGTCCGGCCTTGGTTATGGCCGTTGGTTCCGTGATCAGACCGTAATCAAGCATACGTCAGGGCTTTATACGGTTGGTGCTGTGACTGTCAGCGGTGGTGGGCAAGTGACAACTACCAGCGGCGGTAATATTGTCATCACTGCTATGCCGGGCGGCTCTAACCTCAAGAAAGGTGATATTATCACGCTTGGTGGTGTGAATGCCGTTAATCGTGTCACCAAGCAGTCTCTTGGTACGCTGAGGCAGTTTGTGGTGACGGCCGATGTTGCGGCTGGTGCTGTGGCAATCCCGGTTTATCCTGGCTTGATTCCGTCTGCTACGGGCATTGCTGGTGGTCCCGATCAGCAGTATCAAACCGTTGATGCTTCGCCGCTCAATGGTGCTGCGGTGACGATGGTTACCAAGTCTGGCGAAGTCTATCGTAAGTCGATTGCTTACACGCAAAAGGCTGTGACGATGGCGACGGCTGATCTTGTTTTGCCGCGTGCGGGTATTGTCGAAGGCTCGCGCGCTAACTATGATGGTATCAGTGTTCGTATTATTACTACGTATTTGCCTAATAGCGATCAGTTAGCAACGAGAGTCGATGTGCTGTTCGGAAAACGCTACCTGCGGCCAGAATGGTTGTGCGTGGCCGCTGACCGAATTTAGTTTAATAAACAGGGAGGGTTAAAATCCTCCCTTCAACTATGGATATGAAAAATGGCTGAGTTTCCAGAGCCTAAAGCTTTAAGCAAACTTGAAATTGGAGATGGTATGGTTGATAGAAGTTTCAACAAATATTCTCTCGAAAACCCCCATCCTGGTTATGGCAAAGACCCTAATATTATTAATGAATATGGCCATAGCATTTATCCGAAGTGGATTTATCCGAATGGAAAAGATCAGCCTGGAGTGATTGTGAATGATGCTGCGGAAGAAGCACGGCATTATAAGCCAGAAGAAGTTTTGAAGGAAGATGGTCCTACAATTACTGAGTTTATAGCCGCTGGCTATAAGGCTAGCCAATATCCTCCTAAAGGATATGCGGCTAAAAGCTCTGAGGAAGAAATTAGCGCTGAGATTGAAAAAGAAAAAGCGGCCGCTAAACCTGATCCGTGGGGGTGAAAGGCTGGGGATTGGCCCAGCCTTTTTTAATTAAATTTCGTAAGTGATTTCGCCATTAGTAAGAACGCGACCGATTGCAGGTTGACAATGTTTGAGGTCTTCTTCGCTATAACGGCGCATTGCGCGAATAGCTGCTTCGTAAGTCTTAAAGGTCCCAGCGTGACGGTCTCCATTAGCTTCATTGATGATATAGGTATTGGGCTTGCTCATGTTATTTTCTCCGTTGCTGATATGATTAATATAAACGGATTAAAATGAAATGCAAGAACTATTTTCAATAAATCGTCATTGCGGTGCAATATAAGTGACAAGCACCGCACGCGATTTCATAATACTGGCCCTCAAGGAGAGTGGTGTGCTAGGCATCGGCCAAAGCCCAAATGCCGAAGACATTAACGATAGTTTCACAATACTACATCGCATGTTAGCAATCTGGCAGAAAAAGCGCTGGATTGTGCCATCTCTATATGATCTTGCGATGCCGGGTAATGGCAAAGTATCAAACCTAATCGGTCCTGGTCAATATTGGAATGCTAAGCGGCCTGATAAAATTCAAGCTGCATATTTCATTCAAAACTCTAACATCTCAAGTCCTCCCAATCCTGTAAGCTTTCGCTTACGGCCGATTTGGAGTTATGAGGATTATGCTAAAGTTACTTTAAAACAAATGGCCTCTTGGCCTTTGTGCTTCTTTTACGACAATGCTTTCCCATATGGTAATGTTTTCATTTGGCCTATTCCTGATGCCAGCTATACTATTCATTTAATTTTAAAAAGTCCAATTGGATTTACAGTAGAGCTATCCAATGGAGTCATAACTAATCAAGGCGCAGTATACGCTAATGGTGTTTATGTTGCTATTCCATTTTTAGCTTTAACTGGATTTGGTACTGGCGGAACAGCCGATGTAACAGTAGCTGGAAATAAAGTCACAGCAATCGCAATTCATGATCCTGGTGATGGATATAACATTAATGATACATTAACTCTAGACACAACTCTCATGGGAGGTGTGGGCAACGGATTTGTCTGGACGGTCACAGGCGTTACCGATGATTTAGATGCTATTTTTAATATGCCAAGTGAATATGAAGAAGCTATTCATTATAATTTATGTGTTCGTCTTTGCAGTATGTATCAATATCCAGTTAATCCGGTTCAAGCTGGGTTGGCTAAATTAGCATTGAATACTATTAAAGTTTCGAATGCGCAGATTCCGAGTTTAGAGATGCCTTCGTCATTAAGAAGTCGTAGTGGTGGCAATTGGCCGTACATTTTTAATATCGATGCTCAATGAATAAAGAATTTGAATTACCAGAATTTTGTGGAGAACCTACTGCTGATGGCGATATTGCCGCAGATTGGTTACGCCAATGGTATGAAGCTAATCGCGAAAGTTGGTTTGATCGACATTGGCCTTTTGGAGTTAATCGCAAACATGGTTCGGCATTAGCCGATGAATGGATGTTGAGCTTTATGCAGCAATTTTATAGGTTGCAGAAAGCTAGAAATGACTAGACTAGCGCTCACAAGCATCGCTTATTCAGGTCGCGGTTTGATCGCGAGTGGACAGGAACAGGTTAACGTATACGCAGAAGTCAACGAAGGTGATCCTGAGGCCCCAGTTCAAGTTTCATATTATCCAACTCCAGGTTCTATTTTATTTGCCAGCCCAAACTTTTTAAAAAAGGCTCGTGGGTCATATGAAACGAGTACTGGTGTTGGTTATTATATTGTTGGTCAAAATGTTTATGTTTTGACTACTATCAATACTTTAATTTTCATTGGTGCGATTGCTGATCGGCAAAGCCAAATTTATTTTAGTGATAATGGTTTAGTTTGTGTATTTGTCGATGGTGTAAATGGTTATGTTATCGATTTGCCCACAAATACATTAAATATCATCGTTGATCCTAATTTTTATGGTGCGGACTTTGTAGTCTTACTTGATACATTTTTTATTTTTAATCGACCGTTAACAAATCAATTTTATATTTCAGCGTCTAATGCTAGTTATGGGATGCTGACCAACACAGCAATCGCCACAGGAACTATTGTTGGTGGTGCAGCTTATACAAATGGCGTTTATCAAAATGTTTCATTGACTGGTGGCTCTGGTACAGGAGCTACCGCAAATATTACGATCACTGGCGCTGCTGTAACTGCTGTTGATATTGCTGATCCTGGTCAGAATTACTTAGTTGGTGATGTGCTTTCGGCATTAGCTGCTAATATTGGTGGTACAGGCGCAGGGTTTACTTTTACTATTACCAAAATGTTGAGCGCGTTTGATCCGTTAGATATTGCTGCTAAATCTGGTTTCAATGATCCTATTGTGGGCATAGCGACCGTTCATCGCGAATTAGCATTGATTGGTAATCGAACAACTGAAATATGGATTGGTACTGGTGCTGCTGATTTCTTCTTTCAGGAAGTCCAAGGAGCGTATATTAATCATGGCTGCGCTGCTCAATATTCAATAGCAACGCAAGATATTTTAGCATTCTTTATTATGCAAGATCAGCAGGGAAATGGTCTTGTTGTGATGTTGCAAGGATATGAGGTTAGCGAGATTTCGACGCCTCGGATTGTAACTGAATTTAAAAAATATATAACATTATCTGATGCAATAGGTATGTGCTTTCAAATTGAGGAACATGCTTATTATGCATTAATATTTCCAACTGCAAATAAAGGTTGGCTGTACGATTTAACTACTAGCGCTAAAACAGGTGCTAAGGTTTGGTATGAATGGAATTGGACGGATATTAATGGTGGATTGAATCGGCCGCGAGCTAATTGCTGTATGTTTGCTAATGGCGCAAATTTGGTAGGTGATTGGGAAACTGGAGATTTATTAAAATTAGATATTGATACTTATACTGATTATGCAAGCATAAATGCTAGCAATGCTGGTGTTGGTGGAAACGGTCCAATCATCAGAGTTAGAACATTTCCACATTTGCCAATGGGCAAGCCCGGACGATTAAGCAATAATCGCGTCACTTACAATTCCTTCGATGCTGATATGGAGGTTGGCACTGCTCAAGAAGGTGACGACCCACAAATATTTTTAAGTTGGTCTGATGATAAAGGAAAGACTTACGGAAATCCTGTGCCTCAATCTATGGGTAAGATTGGCGAATATTCGGTTGTACCAACTTGGAATAGATTAGGACAAGCACGAGATAGGGTTTTTAAATTGCAATGGTCTACAAATAATAAAACTACATTAAATGGGGCATTTGTTGAATATAAGCAGGCTAGGACGTAATGACACAACCTGTACGCAATCTTAGTGCGCCGTTAGTTGATAAATTAGGAAAATTAATTCCTCCTTGGAATAGTTGGTTTCAACAGTTTTCGCAAAATGCTCCTCCTATAGTTGATGTTGCTATCTCTAGTCCTTATCAACCAAATAAGGTTGGAG